GATTCTAGGCTCAGTGTCCACGGACCCAACGGTGGCCCGCCAATGTTCAACACCGTGTAGAGATAGGACCATTCTGATGGGTTCCCTACGGTAGGAATAATCGCCCGGTTGACCCGTACAATGTCTCCCGGCTTGATTGCTGCCATGGCGTTCGTGGGCCAGGTCTGCAAGCTGGCAGTGTGCTCAATGTGCCGCCGCCTGGCCAGCTCCAGTGCTCCCAGCCGCACGGCATGAAGCTCGCGTGTCACCCATTCGGAGGCGTCCACCGTCTCGACTGGCGCGCTATCGGGCACGTCTGCGAACCGTACAGGGCCGGTACCGCGCACCAGTCCTAGGCCGTTCTCTGGCTGCTCACGCCACAGCGGCAGAATGCCAACACGGTAGTTTCGTTCTTCAGCAGAAAGCGATTGAACGGTAAAGCTATCGGGAACGATATTTGATTCATCAAAGGTTGCTACCGGAGTGAGCGGACTGGTATCAAATGCAAAAGCGGCTGTAATCGGTACCGCTGGCCGTAGCCCGATCTTGCCCCATTGGTTAGTGGGGGTAAGCAAAAATAGTGGCGCCAGGCGGTCAAGCCATTCTGGAACATTAGTAGGCACCATGGCGCGGCCATCACAGGTGATGTTGTTGGCAGCACAAAATCTAGCGGCTTGCAGTAAGGCAGCATCATCAATTAGGCTTGTATTAATGCGGCCAGTAGCGAGCAACGCATAACGAGCCAGGTCTGGAAATAGATTGCTAGGCCCGTCGCTGCCTTCAATAAGTCGATAAACTGGTGGGCATTCGCGAGCGAAGATATGAATTTGCCGGCGCCATCCTTCATTTTCAGCGGGATACTGTTTTGTGACCGATACAGTGGTAAGCCCTAAATAGCTGCCACCAGTGCCGCAATATAGCGTTGCCTCTGGCTTGGGATAGGGTTCGCTGTTTTCTTCAGTAACAGCAATCGTGTATGTTACACCAGCAAGACCACCAAATAGCGTAATGTTGAAATCACCATCGTGCGCCGGTACCGTTAACGTGGAATTAGTCAAAAAGCCACCCCGTATCCTCTCTATTACATCAATCTCAATGTCACCATAGGGATCAGTTGAAGCTGGCCGCGTAATGCCGTAACCTGCAAAATCCAAATAACGTCCTTGTGCGGCACGGTCATGAATCCATTCATTGGAAACTCGAAAATAAATCCCCCAGCCATTTGCCGTAAATGAAAAACTAGGAGCGTAAGAATATGGAATGTTGCTATTGTAAACAACATTCCATGTCAATCCTTCGTAGTAAGCAACCGATGGATAAGATACGCCGCCGCCACCTGTTCCGCCACCATCCCCTGACCCAGAAACCGCCTGAGTCGTTGGACCCGCTTGAGCAGCGTACATTCCGGCATTATTCCACTCTATAGCCTTTAACACATTAACCTGAAAAGAAGTAATATAATTGCCACTACTTTTTATCGTAGCTGTCGCCACCGCATCCGTGATCTCTTCCGCCAATTCGTCTACAGTAAATTCACTGATGTCCAAAGAGTCGCCATTCCCAATCACCTTCCCCTCGGTTATGATTTCCCTGTAAGAAGTTGTTACGTCAAAACGTTGCTGCAGAAAATTTCCAGGCGTCCATGTTCCCGCTCTACCGTTGAACGCTTGCAGGAATTCACCTGCCACCAGTGGTGTGTCGCCTTGATAAATATCACCCGCCGCAATTGTTTGCAACTCTCCCGTACATACTACACATTGATACCAAGCTGTAACTCGATTTACAGGGTCATTTTCAAACCTACATTCACTGGCGGCTGCGCTGATCCATACCCCACCAGCACCCCCCACCCGTCGGCCGAACACAACCGGGATGCTCTGCCCAACCTCCAGGCTCGTCTGTGCCTGGTTCAGATCGGCGGCAGCTGTCGTCCGGTCGGCCTGCTCCACCTGCCGCCGTTCAGCAGCCAGCAGAGGCACAGCAACAGCAGGAGCAGAGAGTGGCATCAGAGGCGACAGGGGATTCCAACCAGGGCCGAGCTATACCGCCCCGGCGGGAACTGGGCATCGATCGGCGACAATGGCGAGCCTATCGTCAGCACCAGCTCAGAGATCCTCGGCAGCTGCCAGGCGATTAACATCCCGGTGAACTGCACGAACACAGTCTGGCCTACTGGAGGGCTCTCAGGGGCCGTAGCCGCCTCGAACGAGTAGACCGTGAGGCTCGCCAGGAATTGCCCGCTACCGCGGCCCGCCATCTCTCGCGCGCCGGTCAGGTTGGGCATTCGAATCGTTAGCTCATTGGCGTCAGCGCTGGCGGTGCTCTCCAGCCCCTCCACACCGAAATCGACGAACTGATAGGCAATGCCTCCATCGGTGATCGTCGAATGATAGTAATCCTGCACGCTGTACGCAGTAGAGCCGCTGAGGGGCTCCCAGACACGGAGGAACACCGGGCGGTGAATGCTCATCGAACCCCCTGCCGGCGCCTGGCGCCAGGTTGCCGCTGTTGGGCATTGTTCTGGCCGATGGCCTGTTGCGCTACCTCCAGTGCCATTCTGCGCACCTCACTGCCGTTGACGAGGAACATATCCGGCGCGACAGTTTGGGCTTTCATCTCAACTTCTACTTTTGCTGTTCTTGACGCTGACGTTGTTGATCTTGGCGAATCATTTGTAAACCATGCGTTTTTAGGCGCATTCATTCTGAAGCCGCCAAACGAAGTTATCTCGCCACCCATGCTCCTGATGATCTGATTTTTTTCTATTTCACTTAACCTCCCTTTCCCTGATGCATTCTTCTTGGCTTGACTTGCGCTAGCAATCGCTTGCTGTAAGCGTATTGTGCCAAAGGGATCAAATGTATAAGTCATGCCGTTTCTTGTTTCTGTTGCGCCCGCAAAAGCAGAAGTGCCGATGCTTGATTGCCATCCCCTGTTTGCTGGATTTTCACCTGCGATGTAACCACCCTTCGCGAATGCAGGAATAGCCGCTGCTCCACTCATCCCGCGTAGAACATTCATCGCAAACCCAACACGCTTACTGTCGGGCACAACGCTTTCGCCTTCGCCGCCTTCGCCAATCAGAGCAAGGGTGGGACCTTTGACATAGGCACCCATAGCGAATTGAGGAATTCTGCCTTGCGGTGTTTCTAAGTACCAAGCTGGCTGGCGATTGCTGCTTACTAATTGGCTGACGGCATTATCGGCGCGTATGTTTGCTGCTTGTAAATTCAGGCCAGCCACTGTAGCCTTAGCCGCAATGCTTGTGTCAGATGCAACATTTTGAGCAGCAGAAGCCATAAGATCCCCTCTTGCCGTTTCTAGTTTGGCGGTAATCTCATTCGTCAGGGTGCCAAGCTTAACCGCAATATCATAGGCGGCCCGTGCTCTCCTGAAGTTGTTTTCTGCGTTAATTACTCTGATTTTTTCTAGTTGTTGCTCAGCTTCAATCTGTGCCATTGCAGCGGCATAATTCGCTTGCGCTGCTTGCCTATCTAAGTCTGCAATTTGACGAGTAATTCTTAACCGTTCTTCATCGCTTGTCGCCATGCTCAATTTGCCATCTAATATCGCGCGCGCTACGTCAATTTGTGCCTGTTCAACGCTTAACGTTTGTTGTGCTACATCCCGAATTCTTTCTGCTTTAGCAGCCGCAAGGCTATTAATTCGTTCTACTTGTTGGAATTGAACATCCATATAGGCAACGGCTTGCCGCTGCGCTTCGAGCATTTCTTTTTCTAATTCGACTTGACGTTTCTTTGATTCTTCTGCAGCGGCGGCAGCAGCTGCTGTTTCACTTGCTGCAACGGTTTGGGCAACCATCGCCGCTGAAGTTGCCTGGGCCGCTGCGATTGATTGTTCTGTTATTGCTGTTGCCGCACCAGTGGCAGCCGCTCCGGTTTCCCTAGCTTTCTTGTCTAAAGCATCCATCTCGTCTTTTATTTTTCTATAAGCGAATGCACCAAGAACCAAGCCACCCAATAAAACCCCAGCGCCCACTGGCGTCAAACTCATATATGCAGCTTGCGCTAATGTTGCAAGTTGAGTCGCAGTCCTAACCAAATTAAAAGCACTTGCTAATTTAACCAAAGAAGCCGCCCACTGCACACCGGCGAAAGTAGCAAGTCCCCCAGCAACAGGAAGCAGGACTTTAATCGCGTCAGTGACACCAGTTACCATGCCAACGATTACATTTCTATTTGCGGTAATCCAGCTACCAGTAGCTTCAACAATTACTCTTAAATTATTCGCGCCTCCAATCAAGACAGGCATCAAAGCTTCTGCTACGGTTGTGGAAAGATTTTTTGCCGCTGCTGTATATCTTTGGAATTGAGTAGGCTCAGGCGGTTGTAGTTTTTCAAGTTCTTGCGCAGCCTTAATAATTACA